AAAGCTGATTTGCAAAAATTGAGTCTTAAATATTTACAAGCTAAAAAGATGGAAAACGGCTTGAAAAAAGCACATACTGTTCTTGGTTCTATATTCAAAGATTTAAGTGAAAAAGTAGAGAAAAGAGAGATATCTCCAGTTACAGCTAAGAAGATAGCTAAAAAATACAGGACTATCATTTCTTCGATCGTTGAAGCTAAAGATCCACAAGCAATAATGGCTGCAGTTAATACAATCAATAAAGTCCAAAATGCTATTTTAGCAAATGTAAGTAAAACTAAATTTAAAAAGAGTAGAAATGTAGAAAGTGTTGTATCTAAACCTAGAAATGTATTGAACAAAGAGGGAAAGGTTGCTAACTCAACACTACTTTCTAACAGACGATATGATGGAATCGACGAGATGAGTGCTGAGATTCTACGGATTGCAGGCATCAATGATCATTAAATAATTGACATTTGAAACTTGACAATTAAATATTTACATAAGGAGTGTAATTCGAACATGAATAAAAAAGACTACACTGTTCTCCTGTCTGAAAAAGTCTGGCCTAGAGTTGAAAAACAGCTACTGGGTGGAATTTCTGACAGAGAGACACAAAAAAACTTAAAAACTGTTTTGGCTAATACTAGAAATGCTCTGTTGGCTGACACTGCAATGCAGAACATGGTATATCTCCCTAAGATTGTTATACCTCTCGTTCGACGTTTGTTCCCAAAGTTGATAGCTAATCAAATTCTGTCAGTGCAGCCATTAAATGGACCAACGGGTTGGATTCGATTTTTAGATGCATTTATCGAAGATTTACAAGGAAATACGACTAATATCTATCCTTGGAAATATGGAGATAATGCCTATTCAACGCCACAGGAAGCTGTACTTGATGACATTTTAGACAGTGCAAGTGGAAATAATGTAAAAAGTTTCACTGGTACCTTAACAGAAATACCTTCTGAAGGGACGCTTTTCGTTGAGATAGGTGATGCAGCTACTAATAGTTCTAATTGGACGAAGATAGCTGAAGCTGATAGAGGTGGAGTACTCCACGCACTAGGTTCAGCTTATAAAGTTATGGGAGTTGTCGATCCTAAGACACGAGATTTTGTTGTACATGTTACCGACTCTGATGATCAACCAGTCGAACTACAACTTAGATTCTCCTATAAAAAGGATATTCAAAAGAATATTCCGTTCGGTGATGGAAAAACTTACAACACGATGCGCTTTGAAATCACCAAGATAGCTGTTGAAGCTAAGACTCGTAAACTGGGTGCTACTTACAGCTTCGAACTTATGGAAGACTATAAGAATGAATTCGGTGAAAACTTCGAAGATAAAATGGTCGATTATTTGACCACAACTATCTTGACTGAAGTCGACAGCGAAGTACTTGATATGTTATTCAACAAAGCTACTGTAAGCGGTTCTTGGGATGCTACGATGCCAATGACATGGACTCGTGGTATCAATCAATGGTATGAAACCATTATGCCAAAGATCAATAAATTGAGCAACTATATTTATCAAGCAACGCATGTATCCGGTGCAACGTTCTTGGTATGTAGCCCTGTAACTGCCACCATTTTCCAGAGCTTAATGCAATTCAGTGGAAATGGTACGCCAGTTGATCAAATGAACGTTGGGACCGTAAATATTGGAACATTGGCTGGAGTATATAAAGTGTTTACTTCACCGCTCTGTCCTGATGGTAAGATATTACTTGGATTCAAAGGTAGCAAACCTGAAGACACTGGCGCAGTATATGCACCATATGTACCAGTACAACTCCACCCAATCTACTACTCCGAAGGAATGCCTTCGGTCATGGCAAGAACCCGTTACTGGTTAGGCGTACTACGTCCTGATTACTACGGAGTTCTTAATGTCAACGGAACTATTTAGTAGAAACAATAAAAGGAAAACATTATCTGAGTGTATATAATAGTGCTATACCTTGGTTAATGAAAGAATATGACACTATAGAAGAAGCAGAAACAAAATTAGCT